TTTATTTTGAAAAGTAAGAATATAATGTTTTAATAGTATTTCTTTTTATCCGAATCTGTACTCTCACCAAACATTTCTTTCTCTTTTGGTATCTTTATTTCAACTATAGTTTCAGAAGTAACTATTTTTGGTTTTTCTGAATTTGCACCGGCGCCGAGTAAATATCCTAACACATTTATAGAAAAATCAGTAGTAAATAAACGATTTTCATTTTCTAACTTCGTTATATTACCATCATTTTTAAAAGTTGAATCTCTTTCAAAGAACGCTTCATATTTGTGCTCTTCTTTACTTATCATAAAGTGATTTATTCCACTTGTATAAGTCATGAAAGGCTGTATTATTTGATTCATTTGTTGTTGATATTCAGAATTTATTGTTATAGTATATTTTACATCAACATAAACTGGTAAAGGTATTTTTGTAACTTCATAGACTATTTTACTATTTTTTTCTTTTACATTATATTGAACTGTTTTTCTGTAATTATTATTTTTAGCATAATTATTTGACTTTTCTTGAGACACTAATTTAGTTACAGTTACGACGCCACCGCGAAAATCATCAGGTGGAACATTTGCGTAAAAAGTTCCTTTTTTAGTTAAACTTTTTGTCACACTATCTCTTTGTAGTGTTATTGCTGGTAATATAAAATTACCATTTACATCTCTTAAATTTTTATCAAATTTTATTTGATGACTTCGCTCTCCAGATACCCAGATAACCGGAACTTTTTTCCATCCACGATTAGTATTTGTTTGAATATTCATAATCTTATCAAGCCATTCATATATGGCTAAGTCTATTTTTTCAATTGTAGAGGGTTCTATAGAAACTTGATTTTTTTCTAAACCTCTTCTTTCGTATTCTGATTTATCTGACATGTTTTAATCCTTAAAAAGCATACAAGTTACTTTCAATCCAGTTACCACCTTCATTAAAGAAGAATTTCTCGGCGACGTCAAATACTCCATAAATCTCATCTTCGTCAATTTCTGTTATGTAAATAATACATCCTTTGTATTTTTGAGAATTATTTACATAATCTAAGAATTGTGAACGCTGAGAGCTTGTTCTTTTAGCTGAGACTAATTGAATTTTGCCACCGCATGCAGCTTCTATTGGAGTTGATGCAATTATCTCTTCAGCAACGGTTTGTTCTTGTGTTCCTGCTAAACGAATATTCTCTCTTATTTGTAAAAGCTCAACAGGCTCATTGAAAAAGCCTTGTCTTACACGAATACATGTTGCTTGTATTTCAAATTTATGATCAACTTGACCAAATAGTGGTCTAGGTTCTGCAAGTTTTACAATTTCATAAAAGTTTAATCCATAAAATACAATATCACCTTCACGAACAAACAAGTCTTGATCTTCGGTTAATCTTCTTTTGTGAAAATTAATTGTTATTTTTGAACTCTTGTCAAGACCATATACTTCAGTTGTTGTTTCATGCTGGTCTATTTTAATTAATGCTTTTATCAATATAGGACGAAGAAATGTTTTGTTGATCGCTTCGCCATAAAGAGGATGAAAATCACTATTCTTAACATTTAATGGAAAATAAACAATAGTTTGACCTATAACTCTTTCAATTAATTCATCATTAACTTGTTTAGTTAAATCTCTTTCTTTCTTCCCCAAAAACATTGGTGGAGGAGGTTGTTCTGGTTGAGTCCATTTCTTCTGATCAGTCTTCTTTTTTGCCATTTAATTAACCTACAAATATAACATTTGGAACAGCTGCAAGTATCTTGTTTGTATTATCAGACATTGCTGATCTTTTTTCAGCTAATATAGAATAATCTGTATCTTCAAGTATCTTTAGTAATTCATCTCTCAAAGAATCTTTTTCTTCTTTACTTTGCGCTCTTAAATCGGCACCATTTAGCGTAACACTTTCACCTGGAATTGGTATTGTTGTAAACTTACTACGAACTTCTGCAAGCATTCCTTTGGCGACAGCAAGAGCATATCTGCGAATCCAATGTTTACCAATTGCATTTATATTTTCAAATGGTATATTTGAGAAAGGAAGAGTATTAATATTGTTAACTCCACCAATTCTTGGATCTTTTCCTGAAATTTCAGTATATGAAGAACCTGAAATTGGCCCTATACCCACATTTGCCCCATTACCAGCTCCTACACTGAATTCAAACCAAAAAGTTCTTATATCTGTTGAGTCTGGCATTGGATAAAGTCTTAATTTATTATTCTTAATTTCGTATGAATAATGTGATATACGCGTATAGATATTATCTTCATAAGCCATTGCTTGAAGTTTATTATGCCATGCTGGGATTATCTCAAATGTACTATCATCAGCATACTGACCGTATGTAGAAAGATTTCCTACAGCATTTAATCCACCGTAATAACCATAAAAACGCCACATAGCACGTGCAGATTTATAATATATTTTACGAACTGTTATTCTGTTTCCAGGATTTATTTTTCCATAAAGAGGTGTAGTAATATCGGTAACAGAACCGCTAACAATAGCCTGTAAATCATAATCTTGCTGATTTGGAATTGCTTCAAAAGAAGATGAATATATATCTATTCTTCCTCCGACGCCGGCTTCATGTGAGAAAGCATCAGACACATCGCGAATTGCAGTTATATCATACATCGGATATGCAAGATTTAATGGGCCAGAAGAACTTACAAGATTATAGAGAGCACTTCCACTTTTTATTTCACCATCACTATTAAAAGTGCCAGTTGGTGAACCAAGCATATTTCCAAGTGAATTTTTGGCTTGATGAAGATTAACTAGATAACCATATGTTAATACAGCATCTTCATATGCTGCATAAACTTGACCTTCTGTTATTTCTATGTCAAGAACATCGCCGCCAATCATTTTATAAGTGTAAGCAACTTGATCAACAGCGCCGCTTATAAAATCTACACTGTTTGAATAAACACCAATTGGAAGATTGTTAGCTACATTAGTAGCGGTTCCAGTTGCAGGCAATATAATTGCGCTAGTTTGTTGTTTCGGCGTGAGAACAGGTACGGCCATTTATAAAATTCTCCATTAATATGGTTACTTTATAAATAGTATTAAAATAGATGAATTAGATATAAAAGAAATCCATCACATTTCATCTGGCTTTGTTCTAATAAGCACCTGGCGGTGTGAAGCTGCCAGTTCCAATATATCTTGCTACGCCCTTGGTGACAACATAGTCATCTAAATAGCCCATATATGAATTTAGACCAGAATTTGTTGTTGTTGCGCCAATATATAATACACTCAAGTTTGTATAATTGTGATTGTTTAGTGCTCCAGATACGCGATGAATTCCATCAACATAAACTCTTAATGTACCAGATTCTCTTGTAACCGCCACATGGTGCCAACCATTTCTAAAAAAGGCATGATCTGTGGCAGATGAAGTTAGTATTATTGATTCAGTTGGAGCATTTTGCTTGCTTGACTGAATTCGTAAATTTGCAAAACTAGAATTGGGACTTGGCGGATATAAAAGCACTCTTAGTTGAGCAGTCTGTATATTGGTCGGAGTTGAAGTTTGTAAATATAAAAGATTTTGCTCATATGTATTTACAGGATTGGTATAATACATCCACCATTCTGCAGTGAAGCTGCCAGTTCCAAAAGCAAAATTAGAAGAGCTTGGAGTTGCCTCTATTCTTCGTAAATTACTATTAAATCCTGTAAAATATATACTTGTTGAACCATATTTTGCCTGATCGCTACTTAAGAATTCGCCACCTCTTCTAGTGAGAACTATTGGACTTGTAGAACTATCAACTATAGTTGTACTTCCAGAAACTCCATCTCCTCTCAATAAGAATGATATACTTGAAGAATATTGATCAATTGTTGTTCCACTAACCGTTAATGTATATATATCACCACCAGAAGCGCTCAGTGAAGCTGTTATATACTTAGCACCTTGTGATGTTGGTATATAACTAGCGGTAACAATTTGTTGTGCACCACCACTTATACTAAAGACAGAAGGATTGAATGAATAATCTAAAGAGTTTTCTAGTATTGTCACTGTTTCGGTGTTTGATGGATTACCAGTTGCTGAAACAGTAAATGTTGAAGAAGTTAAGCTCAATATATTTGTATTACCAAATATTATAGGATTAACACTGGAAGATAGTATTAATGGAGTAATATATGCAGTTGCAGTTCCACTGAGTGCAATATTTTTTATACTGCCTCCACTTGAGCTTAGTGTTAGTGAACCGGTTTTTAATCCTGCTGTTGTGGGAGAAAAGGTTCCTGTTATATAAACGGAACTGCCACCACCGGTTAAATTAAACGAAGAAGTTGAAAAACTAAATTGATCAGAATCATCTGAAACATTTACAACTTCTGTTCCGCCGAGCCCACCAGCAGAAATGTTAAAAATTACTATATTTGATTCACTTACTACTGTGTTTGCAAAATTTAAAGTATCTTGACTTGATGTCAAAACTAGTGGAGCATATACAGCTGAACCTGTCAAAGAAATATTTTTGATATTTCCTCCACTAGCACTCAGCGTCATGATTCCTGTACTTAGCCCTGTTCTTGTTGGATTAAATGAAGCAGTAACTCCGTAAGAAGCTCCACTTCCTGTTAATGGGAATGTTAGCGTATTAAAACTAAATTGACTAGAATTATCTGAAATAGTTATAGTTTCACTGCCTATCCCACCGGCAGAAACATCGTATGGTGAAAAATTAGATGTTCCAACATAACAAGTTCCAAAATCTATAGAATTTACACTTGAAGTTAAAATTAATGGAGGATATATGCCGGAACCTGTTACTCTTAATGTTTTTACACTTCCACGACTAGCACTTACTGTTACAGAGCCGGTGAATAGGTTCTTAGAATCCGGAGTAAAAGAACCAGTAATGATAACAAAAGGATTGGCTCCACTTAAAGCAAATACTGATGGTGTAAAACTAAAATAATTTGAATTATCAGTTATTGTAACTGTTTCATTAATATATCCAGTTGCAGAAACTGTAAAAGTTTGAAAACTAGAAGTGCCAATATATGTACTTGGAAATACAATATTGGCTTTATTTAATCTTAAAATTGCAGGTGGTGGCGTACAAGTGCCGGTTACTTGAATATATTTTAACTGACCTTGGCTTGAACTTAAAGTTATAAGGCCGGTCTTTGTTCCATAACTATAAGGATAAAAATAAATTGAAACTATATCTGGAGTTAGATCTCCGCCAATCAATCTAAAATTTGATGGAGAGCGTTGAAAATCAGTTAAACTTTCTTTAACATAAACAAGAGTACTACCGGAACCGCCTGCCGTAACATTAAAAGTGATTTTTTTTGCTGATTTTATGCCCGTTTCTGGGAATGTTAGGCTTTCAACACTTGATGTGATAAAAAGAGGAGCTACGATACCGCTACCAGATAAAGCAACATCTAATATATCACCACCAGATGAGCTAAAAGAAATTAAACCAGATTTTACACCTGTTGATGTCGGAACGAAATCAACGTTAATAATTTGCGGACTTCCACCACCTGTTAAATAAAAATTAGATGGACTAAAATTAAATTGATTTGTATTATCTGTAACAGTTATATTTTCTATTTGTCCTGAGCCAGCAGCTGAAACAGTAAAAGTATTTGAACTAGTTGTATTTATATAAGTTCCCGAAAAACTCAATACTGAAACACTAGAAGTTAAAACTAACGCAGCATGTACGCAGGCGCCATCAAGTTGAACAACTACTGTACTGCCACTTGTAGAAGTAAGAGTTAAGTTTGCTGTTTTTGAACCAAGACTTGTTGGAGTAAAACTAGCAGTAACTGTTTGAATTGTTACACCACCAGTTAATACAAAACTTGCTGGTGAAAATGAGAATTGGTCACTATCATCAGATAAGACAACTGTTTCTATGTTATCTTCATCTGCAGTAACGGTAAAAGTTTGCTGGCTGCTACTTCCAATATACAAAGAAGGGAAAAATAAGTTTTCAACACTAGTTTTTAAAATTAAAGGTTCTGGTATTCCTGTGCCACTTAATCCGATTTCTAATATGTCTCCACCAGATGAACTAAGAAATAAGCTTCCTGTTTTTTGTCCAATACTGTCTGGTATAAATGTCACACCTATTGGCTGTATTGTTTCTCCTCCTATTAATTCAAAACTAGAGGAAGAAAAACCAAACAAATCGTTACTAGAGGATATAAATACTGTTTCTGTAGCGTTTTCATCTGCAGATAAAAAGAATACAATTTCTTCACTAGGAATATTGATAACTGTTGGTACAAATGATAGATTTGCAACACTTGAACTTAAATTTAAAATACTTCCTGGTTCAATTCTATAGAATGCTAGCATATCTTTGATATAAGTAGTTTTAATTAATTACACTTACAAAAGAAAACCCGCCATATTTCAGGCGGGCTAACAAATTAAATTGTTTGTTGTTTATTATAATGCTCCCGGAGGAGTGAAATTGCTTGTATATCTTGCAATACCTTTTGTAACTCTGAAATCATCTATATAACCAGAGTATCCCGATGTACCTGGTGAAACTGCTGAATAACATGAGCCAACAGAAAATGCACTACTATTGTTGAATACTGGACCAGGAAGCGATGCAGCAGCAATAGTTTTAATACCATTAACATAAATTGAATATTGATTTCCACTTCTAACAAATGCCAAATGTGTCCAAACATTTGGCGAAACAAAGGTTGCAGGTGAAATATATTGAAGACTATATGAAGTTCCATTTGTTGAGACGAAGAAAGAAACGCTAAAATTAGATGTAACAGTACTATATGTCAAGAAACTTAAAACCGACGCATAAGAACTGGCCGATGCTCTTTTACCAAAAAGGAATTTTTGAGCGTTATTAGCAAGTCCAGTTGCAGATGGATTAACCCACATTTCAATTGTAAAGTTTCCAGCACCAAAATCATAATTTGTGCTATTAGGTATTGTTAAATAATCTCCATTACCATCAAAATACATACTACTTCCACCATATTTACTATTTGCAGTACTGATAACCGTATTGCCATTTCGCGTTATTACTGAAGCAGTTGGGCTACTATCAGTAAATACAGTACTACCGTTTGAACCGTCTCCTCTTAATAATAATGAAGTGTTATTATAATATTGTTCAAATGCACTACCTTGCATATCAATTACATCAACATCTCCACCGGAAGAGCTTATTGTTAATTGACCTGTTTTAGTTCCAACAGTTGTAGGCGCAAACATAGCTGTAATTCTGTAGTTTTGGCCACCATTTACTGCTATAAATGGATCAGAAGTTGTATAAAAATTACTGGAATTACTAGTAAATGTAAGTTGTTCTGAACCGGTACCAGCAACTGCTATATTAAATTGTCTAGAACTTACTGTATTAATTGTAGTATTATTAAATTGTAAACTATTAACACTTGGTGTTAACACAAGTGGTTGATAGGTCGCAGAACCACTCATGGTTACATGTGCAACATCGCCGCCCGAAGCACTTAGTGTTAACAATCCAACTTTTGATCCGTTAGAAGTTGGAGTGAAATAAACTGTAACCTCCTGTGTTTGATTTGAGCCTGTCATACTAAATGAGGTTGGTGAGAAATCAAACTGATCTGTGTCATCTGACATTAATACTATGTCTTGTACTGTGCCACCAGCTGATACAGTAAAAGTCATACTAGAAGTTTGCGAGACATATATATTGCTAAAGTTAAGCGATCCAACGCTTGAAGTTATTATAAGCGGATCGGCCACACAAACACCAGTCAAAGAAGCTGTTGCAGAATTACCACCAGAAGAACTGGCTATTAAATTAGCAGTTTTTACACCCCAGTTAGTTGGATTAAATGTAACAGTTACTGCTTGATTACTGCCGGCAGCAAGTGTAAAAGACGATGGTGAAAACATAAATTGATCTGAATCATCGCTTAATGTAATTGTTTCCGAACCATTTCCTGTAGCGCTGATGTTAACAATAACTTCATCAGTGGCATTGATACAAGTATTGTTAAAATTCAATGTTGAATCACTAAAAAAAACAACATTTGATGTATGTCCTTGAGTTTGTGAACCATCGCTATCTATCTCTCTGTAAAAAAACATTATTTATTTCTCCTGAATTTTTCAATTCATTAACAGTTGTAATTAGTTTTAATTTTTTGAAAAAAGAAAACCCGCCATATTTCAGGCGGGATTAACTACTAAGCATCTTTCCAAGATCTTTTATATAATATAGCAGATATCGTACCATAAGAAACATTATATTTTAGTGCCAAACTTCTATGAGTTTGCCCTCCTAGTTCATATAGTCGTCTTATTTCTCTGACTATATCCCAATTTAATAATGCTTGACCATGATTTTCGCCTCTATTCTTCTCTCCCATTTTATTTTTAAGTTCATCGCTTCTATTGTTAGCTATTAGTTTAATTTTATCTTTAGTTTCTTTTGAATGTTGCTTTCCATAAAATGGATTGTTTTTACCGCTCTTATCTGTAGGATTTTTATCAAAATTATAGCCTATATCTCTTTCATAGCTTTTTGTTTCTTGTAAATAAAAAATTTCTTTTTCTATTCTATTTTGATCATTTACTTGTTCAATTATAGAAAATTCAAAATTTTCTTCTCCATATTTATCCCAAGCTGCTTGTAAATATGAATTTTCGTGTATTTTATTATTTAATTTACTTTTATGATTATTCCATCGTTTATTTATATTGTTTGTGCTTCCAATATAAATTTTATTATTTATTTTGTTTCGTATTTGATAGATTGCTTGCATATAAGTAAATATTCTAACAAATAAAGAAGCCCCTGTGAAGGGGCTTGCTTTATATAGGTTTTATTTTAAGATCAGCCTAAGAGATCCTGGACCACCACTAAGCCGTACATGTCTGGACGTACCATCTTCTTGGCGTAACGGGTCATGACACCCTTACGTGGTACGAAGTCTTCAGTACCAAAGATGGTTGGTGTAACTTGGAGTGGAACGTATGGAGCGTAGACGAAACCACTTTCGAGGAAGCTACTGCCCTTACGGCCTACGAGAACAAGATTACGTGGGAAGTATGGATCAACGAATACATCCCATTTCTTACTTAGTGAGCCAGCTTTGACTGCACCGATTGTACCCTTGGCGTCATCATGGACAACGTTTGCACGGAAGCCACTTGTGAATTCAAGGATATTTGCAACTTCTGGTCCGCAAACAACGAAGTTTGCACCACCACGAAGTGTCTTACGGTGGATTGCAGCACTTACATCGTTGATTGTTTCAACGAGTGTTTCGTACCACATACTGACATTACCGGTGAAATCTGCACCATTAACATCGGCAACGCCACTGGCAATCGCTAGACCGGTTGTACGATCAACGAATTTACCTGGACGACGTGACCAGTATAGTGTTGCAGCGGTAGCACCTTTGACAAGTTCACCAAGCATTTCTTGATCAATTTCAAGACCAATCTGTTCTGAGAGAATTGAAGTGAGTTCAACTTCTGCATCAAGATTGTGGTAAGCATTGAGGTCTTGACCAAGTTCTGGTGTCCATTTTGCCTTGAGCTTGCGGGTCTTGGCAGTTACAGCAACACTGTCAACTTTGATGTCAATTTCTGGAATGTTGGCTTCGCCTTCAAATGTTACTTGTTGGGCTGCAATTGCACCTAGTGAATCAGCAACGTTACCAAGAACATCAGCAACTGGCCAAGTTAATGCACGATCACCAGTTGTTA